CGCCACCCCCTGGGGTGGCGTCCAGACCGGGTTAAACCGGTTTCGTACGCTTTGTACGTCCTCGTTACGGCCAGGGCCGAGGATTCGCTAAGTAGACAGTCTCTGAGAGATTCGTCCAAAGGTGGGTACTCTAAACCCTAGTCTTAACAAACAGAGTAATAAATAATGGCGCGAACACGGTCGAGATCCATACCGAACTACTTTACCAATCGTATCTATGCGAACTGGTCCTGGAAGGAATCTTCCAACGTAAGGAACAGTTCCGAGACAATGACGGATCAGGTCAGTCCTTCATACTTCGCATTAAAACGCGAAGGTGGGGTGCTGCCTTGCAACGACATGTCTCAAGTTAAACGTACTTTCATCTTAGATGAAAATAACTTTAAGCATAGACACTGGTATAACATTAGACTTAGTGACGGAGCTACCACAGCTCGCAGTCACTATTATGGCAATTTAGCCACTTCCTACCTTTATAGTTTTAAGTCAAACTTAATGGTCGGTTGGTCTGGTGCTATACCATCGATGCCGGATGCCAACGCGGCCCAAATCGAGGCCCTAGCGAGAGCTAGGTCCGAAATGTGGGACGTATCAACATTCGTCGCCGAGTGGAACAAGTTGTACAACATGGTCTCGAAATTCAAGACTAATGTGTTAAATCGTGCTGAGAAAGTCGCCTCTTCGCGAGGCGGCGCAAAATCTATTGCGGAACGAGGGCTGTCTGGATTCTTCCAGACTTGGCTCGAAGGCCGCTACGGATGGCGCACTCTCTTGTACGATGTCACGGATATCAACTTAACGTTGCAAAGACTGAAGTATATGGCAGACGGATTCATCCGAAAGTCAGCTTCAGACTCCAACACAAGTTCGAGGGTGGTTTACAATCACCCTACTTATATCGCGAAACACTATGGTCCCTCACTTCAAGTGAGCTCAAGCAACTGGTGCCAAATAGCTGGGTCTACGACTCAGACCTACGAGGCCAAGGTGCATTGTGGAGTTATGATAGAAAAGGCTGCACAGGCAATCCTGTCTGTCGACCCTCTATCTACCGTATACGAGATAATTCCGTATACCTTCATTCTAGATTGGATTTTTAATCTAGGGAAGGCGTTGCGGGCATTCTCGCCGTTCGCCCAAGGAAGTATCGTATCTGGTTATCAGTCAACAATCTCGACTGTTACCACTACGACAATAGCTACTCCGATCGAATACGATTGGGGCTCATT